CTGTTCGCAAGGTGAATGAAGAAACAAAAGTTATCAAGTACAATGATGTTCCTAGTAACATTTATCTCACTGTTGAAGGGATTGCCGATGATTTGGGACTGAAGTTAAGTCTCGAAAAAAGTCAAGAACTGAAAAAAGACCTTGAATGGAAAATCAACGAAGTTCGTGAGGCGGTTAACAATCTTGAATCTGCCATGTACAATTTGGTAGAACCATTTGAAGACATGAAAAGGGATGCTGAAAATAAGAAAGATGATTTTGAGTATGAACTTGATGACTTGGAGTGGGAAGAGGAAAAACTTCAAAACGCTTCATAGTTTTAAGGCGAATACAGGATGCCTGCTAAAGTCTGTATAGGTTGATGACCGAACATCCAAGGGGGGAATGAAAACGCCCCCCAACCTTTATTAATTGGAGAAATTATGAATCAGAATGATATAGTATCGGTGATTACACCCGCTGGTGAGTTTATAGGTAAACTTGCTTTTGAAACAGACACGCGACTGAAATTAAATGACCCACGCATGTTGATTACAACAAATGAAGGCATGGGTTTTGCTCGAGGAGTCTGCCTCACTGGTGTTGAGAATCCCGATGAGATGACATTTTATTCTGCTGGGATTATTTTTGTATCACCAACGAATGAGGATGTACAAAAATCTTATCGTAAATTCACAAGTGGGATTATAACATGACCGAAAAATTACAAAGAATTGCTGATGAAATTTCAAAGTGGGATGATGAACATGAACCGCTTGCTCAAGAAATTTTAGACGCATATAAATTCATATATAGATTACTAGACCCAGAAGGGTTTGGGTTTGCTGTATCCGCTGAGGTTAGGGATGCTGCTCGAGTAGTCGTAGGACTAGAACCAGTGGAACAAAACTTATATAAGACCAAGGATGAATGACGAAGACCCTAAACAACTAGAACTTTTTTTAGAAGAGGAAAAGAAAGAGGAAGCAGAGGTGTCACCAAAATTCACCCCCGAAGAACTAGAAAATTCCAAAAGGATTTTTAAATCAGCTACACCAAAGTATGACCTTAGTTGGTATGTGAAATGGGCTTCTTCAATTCTTATTCTGATTGCCCTTACCATAAGAGCTGCTGATTATCCACGCATATACGATATGTGGTTTGGATTTGTAGGAATGATTGGTTGGACTTATGTTGGAATTCTATGGAAAGATAGGGCGATAATCATCATGAATGTTATTAGTACAATCCTTCTGGCCATTGGTCTCTTAACACATTATAGAGGATTATTCTAATGCCAATTTACGAAATTGAGAACACCGAAACAGGTGAAATCTTTGAAGTCATGATGAAGATTGATGACAAAGATAGAATGATGAAAAAAAATCCACACTTTAGACAAGTGCCATCTGCCCCGAATTTGAATATGGGTGGCGTTGGAGATAGGGTAAAAACCGATGGTGGATTTAAAGATGTTCTATCCAGAATCGCGGATTCAAATCCAACATCAGCTCTTGCAGATGATTATGGAAAGAAAGATAAAAAATCAGTCGCTGTCCGTGACAGTATGAAACGAGTTAAAAAGAAGTTAGGTTCTATTACAGACGGTTCCTAATTGTGAATATTACCACTCTACGCGATGCTATTTCAATATAAATATGTAAGTGTCAATTAAGTGACACACTCAATTCATAACCGAAAAGAGGACATTGTTATGAAATGGCTCAAAATGATTACTGCAATCTTTTTGATTTCAGTAGTAAATGTGGGGTGTGCTTCAGCCTCTGGTGGTAATTACTATGAAGCCGTGCAAAGGGCAGCAGAAGCGAAAGCTAAAGTGTCTGAAGCACGATATCGAGCTCTCGCTCAAGTCGCATCTAGTGGTGATGGTCAGGCTGCATCCGCAGCTGTTATGGCAATCGCACTATCAAATGAAGACACAATCGTTCCACAGTATGTCGAATCTTCTGCTCTGAAATGGGCGCAAGTCTTGACACCAACTATCGGAACACTGGGGTTGGGTATCGTTCAAGCAAATGTTGCTAAGAACGCCGCTAACAAGGCTGCCGAAGTTCAAATGGCTTCTATGCAGGCAAACGCGGATATCCAATTAGGTCAACAAAATATGATTAGTAACATGGGTGGACAGTGGGCTGATGTTGCAGCTGCTGGTGGACAGGCAACAGTTGATGTTGCTCTCGCTGGATTTGGTGCATTAAATACCGCTGGTGACCAGACTGTTACACTTGGTCTCGCTGGGTTGAATACTGCTGATAGTATTGCTACAACTGGTTTTACTACAGTTGATAGTATTGCTACCACAGGATTGACTACTGTTGGTACTGTTTCTACAGTTGGTATGAATAATATACTTACTATGGGTCAGTATGGTATTGATGCAGCTGAAACTTTAGGTATTCAAGGTATGTTAGGTATTCATGAAACCAATGAAGATTGGTTAACTTATACCACTAGTAGTGATACTAACTTTGCTCAGATTCTTGCAGATTTTAACGCGACAATCAAGCAATTTGGAACAGATTTGGGAACCCCTATCACATGTAACAATGACGGAAATGGAGTATTCAATTGTCAATAGTTATATAAAAGTTGTATAAATAATGGGGACGATAAGTCCCCTTTTTTAATTATGAGGTAATATTATGGTAAAAGAAATAAAGAAAGTATTGGAAGGCGCAGAATTTGTTATGAAGGACATGCCCGAAGAGTTGAAAGATTTGAAAGAACAAGTCGTAAATCCAAAAATAATGGATGATTTTGATAACTTATATGATGAAGATATCGATGCCGAAACAGTCAAGGCACTATCACACGCATTAGAACTTGACTATGTTGAAAAGTGGAAAGTCTTTGCTCAAATGAAACTCCTAGAAAGAAATTTTGCTATCGCTGAACAAGCAAGGGTTGCCTTGCGTGAACAGTTGTCAACTGCTAATGCCAATGTTCAAGTTCTTCTGAGGAACTATGAAGAGAAAAAAATTGGATTAGACCATGAGATACAGGAGAAGTTGAAGGTCAAAGAAGAACTCAAGGCAGTTCGCGCTGAGTTGAGGTCGCTCAAAAAACCTAAAGACTCTTCTGAAGAAAAAAGCGACAAAAATAAATCCGAGCCAAAAAACGCCTAGCTGGTTTTTTATAAATAGTGGAAACACAATGTTTATGGAAGAAGTAATTAATGGTCGGATTTTTATCATATCTAAACGAAGATGCACAGGGTAAGAACCTACATCTTGAACACCTAGAAGACGAAATTCTTAATTTCGGGATAGGTGGTGCTCGTGGTGCAATCAATTTCCTACAGTCATTGAGAGATATGCTGTCGGGAAGTTCTCGTTCATCTGTAAACATGACAGTCAAGTGGGATGGCGCACCCGCTATATTTGCTGGTATAGACCCCAGTGATGGTAAATTCTTTGTTGCTAAGAAAGGTGTATTCAACAAGACACCACTATTATACAAGTCTACACAAGAGATAAACAAAGATAGTAAATTACCACAAGCACTAAAACCAGCCTTCACAATCGCGCTACAAGAATTTAGCAAACTCGGAATCAAGGGTGTATTACAGGGTGACCTAATGTTCACTTCTGGTTCACTTGAATCCGAGACCATTGATGGTGAAAGATACACTACATTCCAACCAAACACTATAGTCTATGCTGTTCCAAAGATGTCAGAACTGGAACAGAAAATCAAAGCGGCTAAAATTGGTGTGGTGTGGCATACTACATATATTGGTAATACACTGGAGAGTATGAAGGCATCTTTCGGTGTAAACATTAGTGGTCTCAGAAAATCAAAAAATGTCTGGATGGATGATGCTAGTTATAGAGATACTAGTGGAACTTCTACATTCACAAAATCAGAAACCGCCGCTGTAACCACGAAGTTATCACAATGTGGTAGGATATTTAAGAAAATAAATTCAGCACAATTGAGCAATTTCTTAAAATTTCAAAATGGGTTTACGGGCAAAATGGTTGGCGCGAACATCAAAACCTATAACAATTCAAAAGTAAAAGTTGGTGCGAAGATATCAAATGTCGCTGGACATGTGTCTGGATATGCAAAATGGGTAGAAGACAAATTTGATTCAGAGATAAATAAGTTAAAGACGGAGAAATCCAAAAGTCAACTAGAAAAAAGAAAGACTGAAACTCTAAGAGAATTATCCAAGTATAATGCTCTTCTTACAAATGTCATCAATTTTCAGAACTCTATGGTAGAGGCGAAAATGATAATCGTTAGTAAATTGAATAGAGTAAAACAGTTAATGGATACCTTTGTTAGAACCAAACAGGGATTTAAAGTTACAAATCCAGAAGGATATGTTGCTATAGATAGGGTTTCTGGTAACGCGGTCAAACTAGTAGACAGAATGGAATTCAGTTATAATAATTTTACAGCAATTAAGGCGTGGGATAGATGAAAACATTAGTATATGCATTTGGTAGGATGAACCCACCCACGGCGGGACACGGAAAACTTATCCAGAAAGTAAAACAACTTGCTCAAAGAGAAAGAGCAGACCATCTTATTGTGGTTAGTCACAGTCAAGATAAACACAAGAATCCACTAACACCACAGAAAAAAGTTGCCCATCTTAAAAAGATGTTTACAGGAACTAAATTTAAGGCATCTGATAGAGTTAATCCAAACTTTATAAAACAGTTAGGTCTACTTACAGGAAAGTATGACAAGGTTATTATGGTTGCTGGTTCTGATAGGGTTCAAGAATTCCAGAGAATACTGGATAGATACAACGGTAAAGATTTTAAATTTGATGAAATAGATGTTATCTCTGCTGGTGCAAGAGACCCAGACGCGGAAGGCGTAACTGGTATAAGTGCTAGTAAGATGAGATTATTTGTCAAGAACAATGATTTTAACTCATTCAAAAGAGGGTTGCCTGCTGGGTATAGTGGGTCTCAAGCTCTATTTAAAGATGTGAAAAAGGGAATGGAGTTAAAAGAGGAAACCTACAACACTTTTTCACAATTTTTAAGAGGATAAAATAATGTCAAAATATTTAGAGGGATTATTACCCGAAAACGGATTGGAGTTTGATAAATTTTCTGCCCCCCACGGACATCCAGACAATGATTTCCCAAATGGAAAATGGGGTCTGTATGGTGAAAAGGTAAGTGGGCCAGGCATTGGAGCTCCAGAAGATTTATCAGATGAATACTATGAAGAAGTATCAGATAGAGAAGAACTTCTTGAGCAACTAAAAGAGGATGAAGGAGTAAAATATGAAGTCTACCTTGACCACCTTGGGTATCCCACCTGTGGAATCGGCCATCTCATTAAAGAAGAGGACGAAGAATCAGAATACGAAGTTGGAGATGAAGTCTCAGAAGAAAGAGTCATCGAACTCTTCAAACAAGATATCGGAATTGCCTGCCGAGATGCCGTTAATCTATACGGCTGGTCTGGATTTTGTGAGTGGCCAGAGGAAGTCCAAAATATCTGTATTAATATGATATTTAATATGGGTATGACTAGACTTGGTAAGTTTAAAAACATGCATAAAGCATTAGAACAACAGAATTGGAAACAAGCTGCTATCGAAGGACGCGATAGTCGATGGTATAAACAAGTCACTAACAGGGCAGAGAGATTGATGTCCAAGTTGGAATCTATTTAACATAACAGGGAAGGATATGGAATGGCAGTATTGCTAGATTTGGCTATGAGTTTTTGGATGTGGACAGTTTTAATAATTATACTTTTAGTTGGTTGGGTGATTGATAAATTAGATATGAGAGAGAAAACGGATTTGACATTTTCTATGAAGGAGATGCCTAATCTAAGACCGATTGTTATAGAAACAAAAGGTAAAGGATTTTGGAGGTCAGTGTTTCACTGGTTTTTATCTACTAGAAATTGGGAAGTAACCAAAGATTGGCACTACACAATAGATGATGTTGAGTATGTGATTCCGAAAGGATTCCAGTTTGATGGTGCTAGTATTCCTAAATTTTTGAGAACATTTTTCTCTCCAGTAGGTATAATGCTAGTCGGTGGTTTGGTTCATGATTATGGATATAAGTATGAAACCTTACTACTGAAAGGTAAAAAGGACACCATAGGAACGAAAGACCAAAAGTGGATGGATGAGGTTTTCAAAGATATTAATATCAATGTAAATGGGTTCTATCTATTCAATGTACTTTCCTATTGGTCATTGCGACTGGCGGGATTCATTGCGTGGAATGGACACAGGAAAAGGAATCTCTTACCATTTTAATTAAGGAGTGAAAATGGATGAGAAAACTCTCATAGAACATTATAAGAAAAAACTTGCAGAGTTAAATGAATTATTAGATTCTGGTATGTTAAGTTTTTCTGAATATAATGAATTAGTAAAAGACTTTAAAGACATCAAAGCAATAGAGTCGGATATAGATGACATTAAGTTAAAAGTATTCGCTGGTGCGGTGGTTCAAAGTCTTGCGCCACAGATACAATCTTTATAAATAGTCATACTATGGAAAAGACCTTTGCAGACTTTGTAGACACGCCTGAGCTTGAAGAGGGAGTTAATGACCCTGCTATCTTCAAAGCAGTTTTCCTTGCCGGCGGGCCTGGGTCTGGTAAGTCTTTCATGGTTGGACAAACAGGTCTAAATGGACTAGGGTTCAAGATAGTCAATTCTGACCAACAATTTGAAATCGCACTAAAAAAAGCTGGATTAAGTCAAAAAGCAGCGGACATATTTTCAACAAAAGGTCAATCTCTCAGAGACCGCGCTAAGTTTTTAACACAAAAAAGACAAGATAGTTATCTTGACGGAAGACTTGGATTAGTCATTGACGGTACTGGTAGAGAGTACGACAAAATATCAAAACAAAAAGCAGAACTAGAAAAACTGGGATACGAAACTGCCATGATAATGGTAAATACATCCCTACAAACTGCTGTCGGCAGAGACCAAGCAAGAACCAGAACATTGGGAAAAGCTGCTATTACTCCAATGTGGAAATCAGTACAACAAAACATTGGTAGATTTTCAAACCTTTTTAAAGGCGATATGTACATCGTAGACAATTCAGATGGTGCCGATTTTAAAAAAGGTGCGTTGTCTGTATATAGAAGTCTTATGGCTTGGTCAAAGAGACCACCTCAAGACAGGCGAGCAAAAGCATGGATTAAAGACCAGAAACAACAACGCAATATCAAAGAAGCAGAATTACCGCCCCATCTCAAGAGACATTTTGACAAGGACGGAAATGTTAAGAAAGGTTCTTGGAAATCTGGTGATTGGAAAGCAGATAAGAAACAACCAAAAGTCAAGTTTACAGTAAAAGATGTGACACCGAAAGGATATGGCCCAACCGAAGATATAAAGTATCATCATGCAAAACCATCAACATATCATAAACATGATGTTCATGTATCTAGTGATGACGGTAAAACTTGGGAAAACTCCAGAAAATTCAGTGACAACAAACATGGCAGCGCCCGCAAAACCGCAGAAAAATTTGTGAAGGCTGTCCAAACAGGATCAAAACTAAAATATAAGATAGTCAGTTCACCTATCAATGAAGACATCAAGAACATGGATATGGGTGATGTCATCAAAGATTTTTACAAGAGTGATGCACCTCAGTTCAAAGGTAAATCCAAGAAGAAACGCAGAGAGATGGCGATTGCCGCTAAACTTGCTACTGAGTGCAAGGACGAAAAAGATTTCAAACCACATACGATGTATGACCCTAAAACTGGTAAAGGTGTTAAGGCGAATACTTACATGCAACATGTCGCTTTAGATAAGAGGGGCTATGTCCACGAGAAACCAGAAATAAAAGAAGATTTAAGAAAGTGGTTTGGTAAAGGTAAGAAGGGGGATTGGATTCGCGTAGGCACAGATGGTGAAATCAAGGGAGATTGTGCAAGAGAGCCTGGCGAAGGTAAACCAAAGTGTATGCCCAGAGATAAAGCACACAGTATGTCCAAAGATGACAGAGCAACATCTGCCAGAAGGAAACGCAGAGAAGACCCAGTTGCAGATAGGAAGGGTAAAGGTGGAAAACCAGTTATGGTTAAAACCGATGTTAAGGAAGATGTAAAAATCAGTAGGTACGAATGGGGTAGACCCGATGGTACTGATTACATGAAAGCATTAACGCCTGGCGAGCCTGGTAAAACTACTAAAAAGAACAGAACAAATGGAAATCTTAAACACTACAAGGCAGTATGTGAAGAGGGAGATACAGAAGAATTAAAATCAATAGCATCTGCAACCCATGACCAAATACACAAAGATGTAGATGGTGCTCAAGATGACTTTGAGGGAATCATCACTCTTGATACTATTGATAACGATTGGACTGCGATATTCACGGAACCAGAAATAGAAGCAATTGAACACGAAGTTGATGAATTATCTTTTGAAGATATGATGGGTCTGGGAATGTATGACAAGGACGAATTAGAAGATTTTGAGGCATTTGACCAAGATGTAGATTGGCATGATGAAGTACAAATAACTGAAGTTCTATCCATTCAAGGTAGAATGAAAAGACGATTCGCTGCTAGAAGAAACAGACAAAAACTTAAAGTTGCTCGTATGAGAGCCGCGAGGAGGGCAGCTGACCCAACTAGGTTGAAGAGGCGTGCTACTCGTGGTGCAAGAAATATGTTGAAGAACAGGATTGCCAGAGGTAGGGATTTAAGTGCATTGCCACCTGCTGAGAAGGCTCGTATTGAAGGTATGGTTATGAGATTTTCTGGATTAGTATCTAGGATTGCTCAGAGAATGATACCTATTGTTCGTAAGAACGAAATGAAAAGATTGAAATCTGGTTCAAGACAGAAATCCCAGAAGGCGAAGAAGTATAATCCAAAGAAAGCATTGGCTTCTGCTTCAAAACAGAAGGGTAAAAAGTTTAAGGCAAGTAAGAAAACATTTGCTAAACCAAAATTAGCAAGTAAACCAAAGGCGGCGAAGAAAACGAAATGATTACATTCAAACAATTATTAGAAAAAAATGTACCGACCAATCCAAAGTTATGGTCTAAGTTTAAATCACAGGCGAAATCAAAGTTTGATGTCTATCCTTCAGCATACGCGAATGGATGGGCTGCGAAACAGTACAAGAAAGCTGGTGGTGGATGGAAGACTGTATCTGAATCTTTATCTGAAGAGACTGGCGAAGAAATCACTATCATTACAGAAGAGGGTGAAAAGAAGAAAGTCAAATTAGGTAAAGTCCAGAGAGGCGGTAGTAAGAAATTTTATGTACATGTCAAGAACGATAAAGGCAATGTTGTCAAAGTATCGTTTGGAGACCCAAATATGGAAATAAAACGAGATGACCCAGAACGCAGAAAGTCATTTCGTGCAAGGCACAATTGTGACAATCCAGGCCCTCGCTGGAAAGCAAGATACTGGAGTTGTAAGCAATGGAGGGCCGGTTCCAAAGTAGAGGATTAGTATGATTGAGTGGTTAAAGCGGTTACTTTACGAAGAGTGGGAGATAACAATTTTCTATCCCGCTGAGACAAGAGTATTAGCAGACGGAACCAGAGTCGAAAGTTTGAAACCAAAAACATATAGGGCAAAAGCTTTGAAGAAGATATCTGAAAAACATTTTAAGTTTGTTGATACAGAAGGTGTACTACATGAAATAAAAGTAGTAAATCCTGTAGGGTATGACATTAAAAAGGTATACTAATGGAAGGTACAGTCTCACACATTACACCAACTATACCCACAGCGAGTTCTACTCATTCGTGGAGTGATAAACAGGTTGTTACCAAGGTGTACAACGGTGGTGAGGGACAGGTCATGGTAAAACAAGATATATACAATACTACTATTTACGATATGTATGGTAATAAACAGTCTGTGACCACTTCACATACTATAGATTACCTAGTTTAAGATTATGTCCATGTGATTGTTGGGCCCTAGCACTTGAACTTTATAAATAATACCAATAAACAAATTTATATTGGAGATACCAAATGTCCAGCAGATTAGACAGAATAATTAGGGAAGTCCTTACAGAAGGGCAAAGTACCCTATTAGAAGCGGACTTGACAAGGAGACTTGACATGCTCGTGAGACAGGGATTAATGCCTGCCTCTCAATTACCCATACTAAAACGCGGTTTAGAGAAATTCAACCAAGGTAAAGTGCCTGCACCGAATGAAAGAAACGCGGTTAATACACTACTAAACGGTATGATGTTCATCGTATTAGGTGACGATACTGTATTCAATAGAGCAAGAACTTCTGTACAAAAGAACAGATATCAGACAGAAGAATTTGATGACCTTGAAGAGAAGATGACCGTGGATATTGACCACAGTGGTGAGAAGGACGATGCTGCTAAAAAACATGGTATCACATTAAAAAGAACTGGTTCTACTACAGTCAATGCTACAGGGTCACGCAAGAACCTCAAAAAATATCTAACGCACCATCATGGCGGAGACAAGAAAGATGCCGCTGATGTACACAAGGGTGTATTTAAAGAAGAACAAATCGCAATGAGGATGGCGATTGAAGAAGATAAAGATTGGCCTAGACCTTTTACAAAATCTGAAAGGTCAGAATTTATGCGTCCCAAAGAAAAGTCTGCTGAAGAAACCAAAGCGATAAAAGACCGCATGAAAGAAAAGAATAAATCCAGACCTAAAGGTGTGCAAGAAGAAGAACAGTTGGACGAGTACGGTGCAATGTCAAAAGACAAAGAGTCACACGATACTGGTGGATTCAGAATTTCAAATAAAGACGCCTCTGCTGCTAAAGAAAGAGCAAAGAAAAAGAGTGCAGAGAAACGCGACAAGTTATCAAATATAATCAAAAAGAACACCATCCAGAAAGGGCCTATGAAAGGTTACATGACGGATGAAGTTAATCAAGGGGAAGAAAAAATGGATATTGATTGGACAAAAAATCCTTTCGCTCAAGCAAAAGCCATGGCTGAAGGAAAATTTAAAGACATGGCTACTAGGCAGTCCGAAGAGGAAAGACTCAAGGCAGAGAAAAAAGCTAAGAGACTTTCTGATAAAAAGGGCAAAGAAGAAAAAGAGACTGACCCAGGCTTAGACGAGGGTGTTGCCAAGAATACTCTTGATATCTATCAGGCTGCTAAAGACTCGAAAGATAAAAAATCTCTCAAGTCTATGGAAAAACAGATGGACAAGGCAGTTGATAAAGCAAACGCTAAACTCAAGGAAGAACTAGAAGGACTACCAGAGTTAGATGCAATGGACTATGAGATGTGGGAAGCATATCAGTCCCCTACAAAGAACAACTACACCGACAAGGAACTTAGACAGGCGAAAGGTATCGCATTTGATAAGAGATACAAAGGTGGTAACATGACAGGTGCTGCTAAGGCAATGGAGAAAATCAAGAAAGGTTTATCCGACCATCCTGTTGCTTCTAAAGCATTAAGAAAAGCAAACGAAGAGAACATGAAAGATGAGTGGTTAGACTTGTTTGATGGTGTAGAAGATTTCAATGAAATTATGGAGATGTCTTATAAAGAAAAGTTTAATTCTATGTTGAAGAAGACAGGTAAATCTCTTGCTGGTATGTCACCAGAAGAGAAGAAGAAATTCTTTAACAAAGTAGATGGCGCCCATGATGCAGTAAACGAAAACAAAGCATTTAGAGATGCTGCTAGGGATTACGCGAAAGATGATAAGAAAGGACTTGCACCTACTAAGAAGGATGCACCTAAAGTATCAGACGCGAAGAACGCCAAAGAAATCGAACATATCGTACCTCAAATGAGGAAAGCAATATCAGTAGGTAAGAAAGTGCAATTCAAAGATGGTAAACATCACACAGTTTCCAAGGCACACGCCGCTAAATTCTTGAATAAATACATGAGTGGCAAACCCGCTGATAAAGAAAAAATGCAATCGCATGCCCACGCAAGTCATAAGAACTTCATGGATCATGCAAAATAGTTTTAATAACCAAAAACACATAGGAGAGAAAAAATGAGTGGATGGGGAGCAACTGATTCAGACGAATCAAAACCAAAGTGGTTAACAGCAGACCAAAAAGAAGATGTCTTTGCTAACTCTAGTGGTTGGGTTGTAAAAGCTGGGTCAACTATGACAGGAAATGGCAATACAAGTGCCACTCCAGAAGTTTTAGTTGCACTTGGTTCACTTGCGACTTCACTAGGACAAGCAACTATTGATGCTGTAGATTGGGAAAGCACAGCTTTTGATGTATCCGATGGTGGAACACTTAAAATTAATGTTCACTATAATGAGGAAATCACAGTCGCTGGTGCTTCACCTCTAATGTATGTAGCGAACAACCAAGCAGGTGGCGGTTCAGCATCTAGTGTTACATTAACAATGGATGGAAGTTTACCGTTTACTGGTGAAAAACTTACATTTAGTGCTACGATAGGTGCTGGTGGCTCAACAATTGTTGCAGACGATGTACTTTCATTCGCAGCTCAATCGATTGACCTCAACGGTTCTACAATGGTAGACGCAATCGGTGGTGGAAATGCGGAGAGAGCAATCTCATCTGCACAAGCAACCGCTGGTGGAACACTAACCGCAACTGCATAAGGAGATAAAGCATGTGTAAATGTTGCAAGTGTTGTACATGTACATGCCCAGAGTGTAACTAATGGCTGATAGTAAACTTTCAGAATTAACGGCTGCTACATCTGTAGCAGCCGCAGATACCTTTTATCTAGTACAAAGTTCTACTAGTAAAGGTGTGACAGCTGCAAATCTATTCGCTGATGTGGCGACACCTATATCTTTTTCAGATAAGGTATCAATCGCAGACGCGG